TTTTTATATTGAAAATGTTTCCTTACATATTTGATTGCCTCATCGCGAGAAAATTTATCTTTTGGTAATAATACAGATTGAATCTGAAATCCATGATGTGAGTGCGTCGCGGTTGTTTCGCCTAACCGGCCTCCCATCATATTTTTTTTAATTAATTGTCGAATATATTCTTCTTTTCGGTGTGCGTAAACTTTTGTTGGAGTTTTACCATAAACTACATCCGCTCGATTATGGGCATACTCTTCAATTTCTTTTAATTTTTCTTTTAATTTTTCGTCTGACATTATATTCACTATATATAAGCAAAAAAAGAAGTATTAAATTTAATTGTCCATTTTAATATATGTAGATTGTGCAGTTCCAGCACTCGTGCCCATTTCTCGTGCCACTCTATTTAATTCATCCATAGGATTTTTAAATTTATCAGATAAGTATATATTTCTCAACATACTGACACCAATATTGCGACCAAATATTCTATTTAGGATCCTTGTAATAGCATTTATGGCAACTAATGGTTCGCCCTTATAATTTGTTAGTAGATAGAAATTCTTTTGTTTGCGCAACGGATGAAGTTTTGCATACTTTGCGAGAATATCGGCCAATTCTGGATTAACTGAAACTTCTTGCATGTTATACGTACCAGATGTTTTATAATTATTGAATTCGAATTTTTTCATTTTTGGCAAATAATAGTTAAATTCTGGATTTTCAATTATATTTTTGTCATTTACATATAACATTAATGCGTAGTCCTTATTTCTTCTGGGGGCTTGACATACATATAAAGATAAAACAACAAAGTCCAAAATAACATTCCATTCTTGGTCATTTACTTTCTTTTTTGCCAATAATGGCATGGCTTGCGATTTAAGATCTTCATAAATTTCCATTACTTGACCTTGTTCAATCCAATTTGCTTGTTGACTGTCACTTTTTTTATTATTACCACTTTTTAACTCGTCGGCCAATTGCATCATTAGAGAATAATAAAAATCATAAATATCCTCATATTGTTTTAATCCCCTCAAAGTTGTAACAATAGAGATCAAATATGTTCGCTGTGAATTGGGCCTTAGTTTGGATAACCGATTTAAGACTTTATCCGTCTTTTTAAGAAAATCATAATCCGGCTGACCATTTTTCTTTGTTTTTATTTCTTGCTTATTATTAAGCCGGATAATATTTTTTAGATAAACATCTTTTGTTGATTGTGTTGTATCCCTTTGTTTGCGTCCACGACGTCCGCCGACTTCTTGAGGCTCAACTTTATCGGCATCATCATCAGTAGGCATTACACCTCCCATTTCTTCAATGCGATGCATCGCATCAATTAATTCTTCGGACATTTTAAAAAAATAAAAATAAAAATAAGTTATTTATATTATTAAATATTTTTTTTTTGTAAATTTAAATAATTAATATGTTTTTTTGTTCTAAAATGTTTTGCTTTAACATCATGCCTACAAATAGACCCACATTCACAAGTATATTTAGAGCGCTTGTCTTCTAATATTTTATCTTTATTTTTTTCATACCATTCTTTTTTCTTAATAACAATATTATCTTTATTTATATCAAGATATTGTTTTCTTTGGTTTTGTGTATTTTTTATATATTCCTGTCTTTTAGTATCTTTTATTTCGTTATAATATTTTTTTGCGTTTTCTGAAATTTTCTCCTTATTTGTAGTTCTATATTCTTTTTGATATTCTAAAATTTTATTCTTATTTGAGACATAATATTCTGGCAAATCTCTTTGTGGGTACACAGTATTTAAAGTTGCATTTAGTTGCTCAAACCAATAACGCTCTCTAGCTCTAGCCTCATTCCCATTTGCACATGGATATTCTTCAATTTGAACCATTGTCCAATTTTCCCAATTACCATTATTTCTAATGGTTTGATATATTTTTAAATTATAACGCTTGCCATTTAAATTATTACAAGTTGATTTATGTTGGTTTTTTCTTTTAGTAAAATCGGTAGTTGACCCTATATATAAATCTGTAATTGCTAAATCATTACAAACAATTTTATAAATCACGGTTTTAGAATAATCAACTTCTTTCCTTGGCATCTTATTTTGTCTTATTATATTATATAAAATATATTTATCTAATTAGATAAATTTTAACTTGATGTTAATTTTACTGCTAATTCATCAAATGTTTTACAATTGTATTCTTTCTTCATATCTTGCATAAATTTATGAAATTCTTTTCTGCTTCTAATTCCAGCCATAAATGCTAATATACGAATTAACACAAAACGCCCACATGTATTCACGCCATTTCCCCATGCTTGATAATCTATTTTATTATGCTTTAATTTTCCGCCAATTAATTCTTTAAGATAATCAACGGCCTCACCAAATCTTACTCGATCTGCCATTGGTATATGAGAAAGATCTCCACTTGGGGAAAGTCCATAACTATCGAAAAATTCAAAGTTGCCATCGTGCCTCATAATACACGTCCAATGGCCAATATTAGCGGTAGGGGTTTGTTCATCTATCAAAAATATTATGGCGCAATCGTTCGGGTGTGTTAATACTTGATCAATGTTATTATATTTTGCTAATTCTGGAAATCTAATAATTTTAACATTTGGTACTATTTTTTTGAAGTCGTCAGCGCTTACCATATAATCCATTTTTTTAAAAAGTTTTTTAAAAGGGTACTTATATATAAGCATGTTTAATAAAAAATCATTTTTTATTTGTCTTTGTATTTTTTGTTAAACCATTCGATAGCGATGCATCACCACACCGGAGAGAGAATTAAGAGCATACGAGCAAGCACAAAAAGAGGTAAAAGATTTCAAGTAATTCTAGAAAATGGTGATAAATATCATTTCGGATTATTAAATCCAGTTCGTGGGACGTACATAGATCATGGAAACCCATATTTGAGGGCAGATTATTGGGCTAGGCACTATGGAAATGCTAGAGAAAGAGAATTAATTGATTCGCTCACACCCTCGCCCGCATTATACTCAGCATATATTCTATGGGGTCAAAGTCGATCAATCCAAAAAAATATAAAAATATTAAATCAACTATTGGAATAATACATCTTCTCCCATGCGATTCATGTATTGCTCTTTTAGTTCTTCTGGCGATAATTGAAGAGGAATTGCTTCGGCCGCATGTTGTCTTGAATGCAATAATGCAATTAGGCCGGCCAATACAGTTGCAACGGTTATTCCTTTTATGGCATCTTGATTATGTTCAGACTTCATAGTATCATATATTTTTTTGGCAATTTTTTTTAACTTGATCTTGCTATATTGCAATGTATTGCCTTCGGTTAACCCTTTGCCCGATAACATTTGTCCCTTTTTCCAATTAATTTTTTCTTTTAGTGTTGGCAAATGTTCTTTAAATTCTTCCGTGAAGCGATGGGGGTTTCTTGCTTTAATATCTCTTAATACTGGATGTTTTAACATCAAGTTTTTAATATGAATAGGATCTTCTTTTTTTAATGCCGCAATTAATTCCTCGGTTTTTGGTTTGCTTGTATATATTTTTTCATCGGCTTCTGCTAATATTCTATTTATTTTAGAAATATTAGGAGGGTTATAATTTTCACTATATTTACTATGCTCACCGACATCTTTAGGCCATTCTCTTGGATATTGGGATTTATCGTATTCAACAATTTCACCACGATGTCTACCTGATGCTTCTGTATAAAATGTTGGGCGCATAATTTCAGATTCCGCCAATTCTGTTAAATCTTGCCTTGCCGGTCTTAGCCTTTCTGGTGATGGTGTTAATGATCCATACATAGCGGAGCCCGCTTCTTTGATCCCATACATTACAAGTGTTAAAAATGCTATTTGGGCTAAAGATTTCGCAACTGTAATAGTTTCATTAGATGTAATTATATTATACGCTTTTTTAGCAATTGGCTTTATCCTTTTATCATAAAATGTTTCTGGTATTGAAATTTCTTCCAGTTTTTTCTCTTTTGATGATTTTTTTAATTTGCCACCTCGATAAAAATTTAAATTTAAATAATGATCAACATATGCCTTAACTCCATTTAAAGTAACCCTCCCATTTGCGCAATCTGATAAAATATTACTAAAATTCATAATATGATTAATTGCCTCTTCGGTTAAACTTTGGCTATTCGCAAAGATCAAAGCCGTGCCTAATGCAAATATAACGGCTATGAATGTCATTATTGTTTTTTTATCTGGTGAATGATCATAAATATATTTTATACCTTCTCTAATTTTATCATTAATCCTCTTAGATACTTGAGAAAAACTCTGAGGTTTTTGAAGGTCTTGGTGTTGCTCAGAATCTGAACCTTTTTTTCTAAGTTTTTTTGTTTTTTTAAGTCCCAAGCCATAACTACCAGAAGAAAAATGACTTATGCCACTTATGTCACTACTTATATCATCAAACTCACTTAAAATATTATGCATTTGATTTTTATTTTTTACCTCGGCCGTCCAATTTTTTGCGCGCTCTTCTAAATTATAAGGGATATTTCTTGGGGGTATAATATACGGGGTTGTATTTTCGGCATCATAATTTAAATTGCGCTCATTCTCTGCAGATTTAATTGCATATGTCCCAACGGCACCAGCAAGCCCAGCAAATAATAATGCTTTAAATGCTTCTTTACCTACATGTTGCAATGTATTGCCATCTGTAAATCCTCTACCATTTAATTTTTTGTTCGATTCTTCTATTCTGGCCATAATTGCAGCCGCAGCCGCCTGTTCGAGTTCTAACTCTCCTGGCTCAAATATATTATTGAATGGTACTGAAATACTTTCTGGGGTTACTCCAAAATCATGCTCACCAAATTCTGCAGGGTATTCGGCTGGCCTATCTCTAAATACAATTTCGGTGAATCCATCATTATCATGTGGGGGTTGGATCTCTCGTCCCTCTACTACAATACCTCTTCGCGCCGGCACAACTAGACCCCTACGAATTGGTTCTGGATCTGGTTGAGGTGCAATAACTGGCCGGGGGGAAGCCGCATCGTATACGGTTTTATATATAAATGCCGCAATTAAATTTTTAGCAAAATCTTTATTAAAATTTATAAATTCTTTAGATGTTATAATATCGTAAAAACTTGAAGGCGTTGGTTCCTCGATTAGGGGCTTACTTTTTTTCTCCACGCTTTTTTTCTTTGGTGGCATATTGTTATATTATATATATCTTTTTATAAAAAGATCCACCAAAAATATTAAAAAAAAAGTTATAATAATTATGCTATTATGGTATTAGTATAAGCCAAGTTCTTTTACTTTTTTTGATGCTTCTCCGAGTGAGCATTTATGCTTTCGCATGTACTCGGCTACCACGTCCCCTCTGACCCTCTCGCCTCTTTTATGTCCAACAATAGGAGCAGGTTTCTTTTTTGCCAGGGGTCTTACCCCTTTAACCCCGCGATCTCTATGCAATGAGTGTTTTAATCCTCTTGCTCTTATTAATGGCTCTGTATCATCATCAGTATCGCGAGTTGTTGATAATTGTCTACCGGTTGGCCTTACTTTAATATCGGCTCTTCTTTGATCTTCAGTTGGATGATAATTTCTTGTTCCTTTATATAAATTATCAATTGCCGAGGATGCGGCTGCCGATACTGGCGCGCCATATGCACCCAAACGAGACATGATAAGTGCGGCGACTGCAACTTTTAATGCACCGACGCCAAATTCTTTAGCCTCATCAGATGTGATCATTTTATAAACTTCTTCACTTACTTTTGCAATTTGTGCCTTAGATGGGATTTTACCTTTTACATATTCTTTTGTTTTGTGATATGTTTCTTTTACATCATCAACAAGACCGGCGCCATCATCATAGTCATCTTCGTCATCACTTGAACTAT